TCAAGATGCGAGGAACTTCAGCGAACTTATATCCAACAGAAGAATTAAGCGCAAGCGGTCCATCATAAATTGGTGGACGGTAGATAAATTGGGCAGAATATTGATCCTGCTCAATACACGCATAAGCTTCCATACCAACACAAAAGATGCTATAAACATCTGCGCCAAGGTTAGACGCCGCTACGGTTTTAGCACCTATGGAGGAAATCAGGAACCTAAGGTTTCCGACTGCTCCCCACTCAGATCTAATGGCATTATTGTCTGTAGGGTATTGGTTCTTAGCAATGAAACCAGCAACCGCATCTAATTCTCCAATAAGGTCCGTGCTGCAAAGTGCAAAGTAAGCATCTCTAACAGGTGCTGTTCCAAACTTATCTTCACCCTCAATGTTGTCCATAATCATGTAAGCATCTGCACTCAAAAGAGATCTAACAACTTCATCAATATCGGCATGTGTTAGCTCAGTTGGGTTGTCTCCGTTTACACCACCAGTAGCGTTAATAAACCCAGCGGTTGCGCCAAGCATATCTCTTGTAAGCTGATCTTCGGTTTGACGGAGCGAAACACCAAGCCTCTTTGCAGCTTCGTTTAGAACGGGATCTTGCGACTGCAAGGTTACCTGTTCATTAAGCTGAATATAGGTTCCATAAAATGAAATCTCGGCATCAATGTTAACAGCAGTTAGCTGTTGTGAAGGAGGGGTCACGCCAGTGTTCCCCAGTGGAACCATGGCAGTAGCTAGCGGATCGTATCTTCTCATCCTAAGAGTAGTTCCACCTTTAGCCGGCATTGTTTTCATAACTGCAGGTATTTTGTGGATCATATTAGGAACAGGAACACTTAGCAGCTTCATAGAAAATGATTGCTGCACCGGTGCCGGAAGAACCGCTGTTGTTGTAATAGGCATAGTTTTCCTAACTATTAAAACAAACAATTTTGTGCATTTATGACACCCTTGTGACACAATTGCACAAAAACAACTCGGTGAGTTGACGAGGCTCTTACGTCATGGGTTGACGAATCCCTTACGTCAAAAGTGTGAGGTCGCGACTCCCCTTACGCAGATTTAGTATAACGATAGAAAAGATACGAATGCAATAATTTTGAATAAGGACCCCGGTGTATGAAGGGATTTCAAAGAACACCGGGGCAACCCAAAAGAGGGTTTAGTAGTAGTTCTATTAGTGTCTCTTGGAAGCTTCCTGAACCTCTTTCCAAAGCTGCTTCTTTAACTCTGGCGTTAGGCCATTTGCGAAGGCATTCGCCATTGAAAGAGGGCTGTTTCCCTGTTGCGGAGATACGCTATTTAACGGGCGAGGCTTAGAAGCATTTTCATGCGCCTTAGCCCTGTCTTTTTGATGTGCGTCTTCAACATATGCACCAGTTTCTTTTATTCTCTTATAAGCTGCTGCGCCCCGAGCATAAAGTGAAGCTCCTGAGGTCGCTATAGTCTCCGCAGTTTCCGGATCTAACTCTCTAAGCTTTTCTATCGTCTCAGGAGTAACAACCTTGTCAAAATCGGAGTACACATTCTTTAACCTTGCTTCATCAGTTTGAGCCGCCTGCTCCCGCTTATACGAGCTGAGCTGCTTCTTAATAGAATCCATCTCTTTCTTGAGATGCCTGCCCTCAACAAGATCCTCGTCTCCATATGAATACTCTGGCTCTTCCTGCTTAGCCTTCTTGTCTTGTGAAGTATACTGCTGAAGCTTTTCCTCAAGTATTGCGCGCTCACGCTCAGCTCTTTCTTTTGCTTCACGTAGGCGCCTAATGTTTTCTTGAGAGTTGTCCTTGCGAACCTCTTCTTTTTCAGCAGCCTCAGCAGGATTTTCCTGGTTAACTTCTTCTAATGCAACGTCATTATGCTCTGGAGCTTCTTGCTCCTCGGCGACTATATTATTTTCTTCCATATATCCCCTTTCAATGCTCTAAAATATTTGAGTCTCTTCGCTCGTTATTTTGCTTCTTTGCAAACTCAAGTAGCGTTCCGTCAACAAACTTTAACACAAACGCCAAAAGCGCGTACTGATTTGTTGGAACGGCAGACACGTTATTCTTCATAAGATTAACATCTTGGGCAGACGGAATAACCCACAAGAACTCAAGGTTGTCTCCATTCTTTGTATACCTGTATACAGCCTGATCGAAGTCTGGCGTTGGACACGACCTTCGAGCAAAGAAATATCCCCTCAAAACGTTCTGCATAAGACGTTCTTTTTTCGTTAGAACAACAACATAAAACTCTTTGTCGTATTTACCCTTGTTGCTTCTTACACATTCATGAATGTTTTTATCGTAGTCAGTTAACTGCTCACGCATCTGATCAATTGCGTTCTGCGCGTCCGGTGCCCTCTTTGAAAGCTCTAAAGAATGCGCGCCAACAGTCTTCTTCTTAGTATCGACGACCGACTTTTTTCTCATATCATTCCTCGAAAACTAGTCCTTCTCGTCCATCCTTTTTGATAGCCGAGCGACCTTAAGATCTTTTATTTTTTTTTCCACGAGCTTAAGAAGTGACCGCAATATTTTTGATAGCATCATAAGAGCCCTTTCTACTATGCCAGGAGGATAACATGTCTCCTCTGCGGCTTTTTTAGGCTGTGCTACTTTTCTAACTCTCTTTTTCTTCTTAACGGAAACCAATTTCCTGGAAACGATTGATCGTTTCTCCTTCGGCATTCTTATCTCCCTTCTTCTTCTTGAACCTCTTCTTATTTCCAAATGAATCAACGTATCCTGTTAAAGGAGGACCTAAAATATCTAGTGCGACCCTTTTAGCTCTTCCATCCTTACGTACATTTAATGGCATAATTTTTCCTAAAGTCGTGCAGGGGACAACTCGTGAATGCCCCTGCACATAGAGTAGTAAATGAAGCCCTATTTAATATTTTGACTTCGCTGGCTTTCTCTTAGCACCACCTACATCAGCGTTCTGTTGCTTGTCTACGCCGCTAAGCCCATCATTGAGGTTGTACTTCATGTAAGAAGCACCTGAAGGATAGTACTTTTGAATAACATTGGTAGGCATCAAAGCAATGCCGAGTGGCCCACTAACCATTGCGCCATCTTTGTCTTCTCTCATCTTGTCGTAGTATCGTTTCTTCTTTGGCATAATATGCCCTTTCTTTGGAAACCGATGCTGATTTATAACCTTTAAAAAATATCTATGGTTGATAAATATACCTTTGGGAGAAAGTATTACCCATACAAATCAGCATCAAGGATTTAAAAATTCCTCTAACCAATGCCCGACGCTCCTGCGCCTGACGATCCTTCTGTCATAGCAGAAGCCTTCACAACTGCCCTTAAAGCAGACTGATCAGACTTCTGCTCATCAACATTTTGTTGCGCATTGAGCATTTGTGAAAGCGCAACCAACTTTTCTAACTGCTGTATATCTATACTCTCTATCTCTTTCATTGCCTTAACAATGTTGAGAACTCCTGCTGCAGAATCTTTTCTCGCCTCCGCACGTCGCTCAATAGCCAACGCCTCATTCTCCTCAACACGACTGACACGCTCAAGACCAAGCCCCTTATCGGCAACCGCCCTAGCTTGTGCAAGCTCAATGTTTGCCTTAGTCTCAGCCATTTGAGTTTGAAGTTGAAGCTGTTCAAGCTCTTCTGCTTTTTTGTTCTGCTGTTCAACTGCCTCAACGAGTTCTTTCTTGTTTTGAAGCGTTGTTGCTTCAAGAATCACACTGTCAGGAATGGCTATTCCTGCCTCTTTAAGGTGAAGAAGCTGCGCAAACTGCATCTGACGCTGAGTAGTAGTATTAATTCCATCTTCAACAGCTGCGTCATATTTTCCAAATGCCTTGTTGTAGAACTGCTCAGTAGGCCTCTGTTCAATAATTTTTTCTACCTTGCCAGGAGTAAAGTTAGACTGAATTGTATCCAGCATTAGGCCGCCAAGTAACTTCTGCGAGTAATCAAGTTGATCAAACAGAATCTGCAAGGTTGTAAGTCCAGCACCCTGACGAAGCATAGAAAGTATTCCAGCCTTGTCATCTACTGCACTTCCCAAAAGCTCTTCATTAACGCCAGAAATCTCTTGTATCTCTCTGCCAAGAAGCTCAGAAAGCTGAATCATTGAAGGCGGTATCTGTGGAGCAACTATTTGCTCAACGTCAGTCATTTGAGCATCCTGCTTTAACGCCAGTCCACGACCCTGACCCGCAAGGAAAACATCCTTGGGGTTGACCAGAGAATCGATCTTATATTTAAAGCCAGAAGTGATCTGACTCTCAAGAATATCAAGCTCAATGACCTTGCGCCTATTGTAAAGATACTGTGCGTCACGAAGCCCTCTAACAACCCCCTGTATTCTGTGCGTATAGTCAGATAGCTGCGGGTTGTAATACCCAAAAACTGGAACGAAAGGATACTTGTCTGTTCCCATAGGATTTGGTCCGTCGTACATAACTTTGCCCTGAACAACGACCGCAACTTTTATTGTTGGAATTTCACTATCAACAACTGTAATTTGCGGGTAGAAGCGTAAGAATTCTTTTAACTTTTCTTCATCAGGCTGAGTCCACTCCATCGTCTCGCCACTGACCGTATCCACAAGAACCTTTTGCGTGCGATAATCTTTGTAATAGAACTCGTCATATGCAAGAAGATTCTTAGGGCCAGCGTTATAACTTTCAGGCATGTAATTAAACTTTCCATCCCTATCATCTTTAGCAGGAAGATTCATGATTAGATCAACGTGGTCAGGAAGAAGAGAAAGACACTCTCT